CCACGAAGACAGACGCGCGCCGTAAACACAGCAAGAAGCCACCTTTATGCGCCGACCTAGCCGATGCCTACGCCGAGTCGATCGCCAGCGGGAGCGCCGTCGCAAATCTGCGAATCGTCGACTCTTGCAAACGCTATTTAGCCGAGCGTAAGTCGCCCGCGGCGCATGAAGTGTGGTGGGATGAGCCACGCGCTGAGGACGCACGGGCGTTCGCCCGCAAGTGTGGGCAGGGCGTGGAAGAGGACGCTGGCAAACCACTGGAGTGGATGCCGTGGCAGTGCATGGTGGCAATGATCTTGCTTGCCCGGCGGCGGGTGATTGCCAAGGTGAAGACCGACACGCCCGCCACCAAGGCGCTGCTGCTGGTGGTGGCGCGTGGCAACGGTAAGACCGAGTTCGCCGCGTCCATGATCATGGCAGCGATGCGCGACACCAGCACTAGCCTGGAGTTCTCAAGCGTCGCGCCGGATGGCCGCTTGGCCCAGAAGACCTTTGAGCGGATGCAGACCATGTGCCGCACACTGGCGCTCGATGACACGGACAAAGACGATAAGGGATGGACGTCCTCAGGTGGCTCGACGCCGGCGCACCCAGGCAGAGTGCGCCACGGTGGCAATCGGTACATATCCCTGCCGTGCACCGACCGTGCGCTTGACGGATTGACTACGCGGTTGATCGTCGCGGACGAGACAGCGCGCATGGACAAGGCGTTCGGGCGCTTGCTCACTGGGCTTGCTAAGTTCGCAACCTCGCAACTGTTGGCGATCACGACGCCGGATCCGGAGCAGAAGACGCGCCCGATTTGGGGCTATTGGCAAGCGTGCGAGGCGGCAATCACTGACGGAACGCCCTATCCGGCAGGTTGGTGGCCCATGATTTACGGGCTAGATGCCGACGATCAGGCCTCCGACCCTGCCGTATGGGCGAAGGCGCACCCAGGTTTGGGCGTCATTGTCGACCCGACGCAGTTGCAACTGGCCGCGCAGACGATGCTAAACACGGGCGACCCGGTTCAAATCGCCGAATTCGAGACGCAGCTAGCGTGCAGATACCACGAGATTGCCACGACTGACATCGATCTTGCGGTGCTTGAGCGGCAGATGGTGGACTGCGATTGGAATCGATTGCGCGGTGCGCCGGCGGTGATCGGTCTTGACTTGAGCCGCGGTGGCTACGGAAGTCAACTCGACTTAACGGCGCTCACCATCATGGTGGTCGATGGCGGCATCATTCGTGCGCGGAACGTGTGCTGGTGGGCCGGTACAGACATTGCGCTTGACGAAAAGCGCTGCAAGAACCCGCTTCAGGTGTGGATTGAGGCCGGACATCTGCGCCGAATGCCTGGTGAATGGCAGGATATGAGCATTGTCGAGGCTGAAATTGAGCACTTGATGACGCTCTACGACGTGCGAAAGATCGGCGTCGACCCGCACCCGGCGCAAGCGCGAGACATAAGACGATGGCAAGATCGCGGCTGGCCCATCATTCCGGTCGATCAGAGCATCCGAACGATGGCTCCAGCGTGGAAACTGTGGGGCGATCTCTTGAAGTCCAAGCAACTTTGCTACCAAATCGATCCGGTACTCGCGTCGGGACTCAACAACGTGCGACTGATTCGCGACAACGTCGGCAACACGCGACCAGTGAAGGGACGCAGCGCCGGCAACATGGACGTCATCGTGTCCGGCAACATGGCAGCGCTTCTGATGGAACATCACCAGGTGCGTGAGTCAACCGGACTGAGCACCAGCGCTTGTCCGATTGGGTAGTACACTCTTGGCATCACAGCAATGTGGTGTGAGGTGCCGCACAGCGCCTCGCCTGAGGTCCCGCACTGCGCCTCAGTAAGACGGCTAACGCCGCCTTGGGATGCCCCGAGGGTTTGAACACAAACGCCGTAGCGAGAAATCGCCGCGGCGTTTGTGTTTGGTGGTTAAGAGTGGAACTACAGAAATCCGGGTTGACATCCTGAGGCACATTCGTTCCATGCATCTCAGTGAGCATCTTCGCACGATTCTTCGGTTTCAAAAGCGGCGTAGTTGTGTATGCACGCCCGGAACCACTGGCAACGCCAGCACCACAGCATTTACCCGCTGTCGTTCGTGCCATGAATCTCATCAGTACGGACTTGGCGCGTCTGCCGTTCTCGATCATTGACTCGCAAGGCCAGGTGGTCGACTCGCCAATCACGCAATTGATGACGCGGGAAGCCTCGCGCTGGCAGTCGGGCTTTGAGTTCCGACGCTATTTGACTACGTGCGCGCTTGATTCGGGCAACGGTTTGGCACTCATTCGCCGTGATTCATCGGGCACAGTCGCTGAATTGCAGCCACTTCCGAGCGGAACGTCCACGGTTGAACTGACCGAAGAGGGTGTTCAGTACCGCTTGGGCGGGAATCTCCTCAAGGCAGACCAGGTGCTGCACCTTGGGTGCTATCCGGATCCGCTGTCACCGAGTTGGTACATGTCGCCAATGGACGCTTGCAAGTTCGCAATGGAACTGGCGGCAGACCAGGACGCGGCCCACAAGAGCCTGATCCGCACCGGCAGCACCGGCAAGGTTTCGATCTCTCACCCGGGCGCGATGTCCGATCAGACGGTTCAAGCCATCCGCGACGCCTGGCAAACCATGCACGCAACCGCAGAGGGTGCCTCGCGCCCGCTGATCTTGCGCGAGGGCATGAAAGCCGAGCGCATCAGCGCTGAATCAACGACCACTAGTTTGGAGTCGCGCCGGTTCTCGATCCAAGAGATCGCCCGCGCATTCGGCGTACCGCCCGAAATGCTTTACCAGCAGGGCGGCGGGGCGCTGTCCTCACAATCGGAAACTGCACGCGCCTACGTTGATGGCGCGCTAGCCCAATGGGTGACAGCGTGGGAGTCGGAGATCACGCGAAAACTCTGCGGGCCCGGCGAACACGCAAGGCTCGATACCGACGTCCTGCTCCGCGGCAATATGCGCGATGCCGGCATGGCGCTGTCAAAACTTGTCCTCGCCGGGATCCTAAGTCCGAACGACGGTCGCAAGCGAATGGGCCTGCCGCCTATTCAGGGCGATCAGTTCGACATCCCAAGTGTCTCCATGCCAGGCGGAATGAGCGCCATGCAAGGCGACGGCGCTACCGAGAACATCGATGGAGGTGAAGACATTGCTTGAAATCCGTACCGCCAAGATCAGTATGCAAGGCGACAAGATCGGCGGCTACGCCAGCGTGTACGACGCTCCAAGCCATCCGCTCACCGTGCGCGGCCTCAATGGCGGCAAGCCATTCACTGAAAAAGTAGCACGCGGCGCGTTCGACAACTCGCTCCGCTCCAACATCTCGCTGCTTGTCGGTCACGATGCACGCGACCTACTTGCCAACACTAAGAGCGGATTGCTTGAACTGAACAGCGACGCACACGGTTTGGCATTTTCAGTGACCTTGCCAGATACAGAACTTGCCCGGTCTACGAGATCGCTCGTCACCGCGGGTGTGTTCTCTGAAATGTCGTTTGGCTTCAACGTGATCTCAGATTCTTGGAGCGGCAACACGCGCACGCTCAATCAAGTTCGTTTGATCGAAATTTCCGTAGTGTCCGAAGGCGCTTATCAGCAGACAAGCGTTGAGGCAAGAACCCTTCTGTCGGGCGTTGCCCGGCTTCGTCTGCGATTAAGGATGCCATCATGAAACTGTCCGAACTCTTTGAAAGCCGTAAGGCGCTCACCGCAGAGCGCGATTCCATTCTCGCACAAGATTCCCTGACCGTCGAGATTGAAGCTCGCGGCCATGAAGTCGCAAACGAACTCGCAACCGTTGAAGCCGAGATCCGTTCCGCGCAAATGCGCGAGCGTTTCGCGTCTTCAAGCGCTGTTGAAATTATCGCCAAGCGAGATATGGAACTTGGACGCGAAGAGCGCGACACCAAGAAGTACCGCGATCAGTTTGTCGGTTGGCTTAAGGGTGGCGCTGCACCTGAAGTGCGTGCACTCACGACTGCAACCGGGCCTTCAACCGCTGCTGGCGCGATCATGGTGCCTGCCATCTACGAGACAGAGGTCCTAAAATACCTAGATTCTCAGGATTTCATGAGAGGGCTAGCGGAGTACCGCGGTGGAGTCACTGGCTACCCATCGCTCCGTTACAACACGCAGACCAGCGCGGCTTACGGTGGCGGCACTGGTTCGTGGATTGCGGAAGGTAGCAGCGCCGTTGTGAACGACATGGCACTTGCTGAAGTGCTGTTGCCGCCAAAGTTGTGCTCACCAACGACGCAAGTTTCGCAGACGCTGCTGCGCCAAGCGAATTTTGACGTGGAAGCCGAAGTGATGATGGACTTGCAAAAGAAGTTGAGCAAGAATCAGGCCTTCGCTTTCATCGGTGGCACGGGAACCAATATGCCAACTGGCATCTTTGATCCTGCAACCACGACCACTGGCGTTCGTACTGGTGCAACCGTTGCAACAGGTAACACGCGAGCATTGAAGGTGACTGCTGCAACTTCAGACGCTGCCGTGACCATTGCGAACCTGACCAAGATGCGTTACGACATCTTGCCAGCGGCTTACTGGAATAGTCCGACCTGCGCCTGGATCATTCCGCAAGACGTTTACGCAGCGATCGCTGGCATTCTTGTAAACAATGTGCCGCTGTTTGTCCCTTCTGCTGATGCTGGCATCAGGAATGCAGCACCATTTACGCTCATGGGCCTCCCGGTCTACGTAACTCCGTATGTCCCGGCTCTTATCACAACTTCGGCAGCGAAGACCGTGATGGCAGTGGTTGGAGACATCCGCGAGTCCTACAGCATCCGCGAGTGGGCAGGCATCGGAATGATCCGCGATGACATCACCCTGGCGACCACTGGCCAGGTGAAGTACACCGCGATGTCGTTCGCTAACGCGAACATCACCCGCGGCGATGCGCTTGTCCAACTGCGCGTCACCAACGTCTGATTCTGATCCTCTCATCCTTCAGGTGGGTGGGGCTTCGGCCCTACCCACCTGCAGCGAGGAACAATGGCTTTAGACCTAGCAAAGTTCAGAAGTTGGGCAAGGATCCCTCACACGGAAGACGATGTGAGCATCGGCATTGCATGGGCAGCCGCCGTACGCGAACTGGAAGAGCGCACCGGGTGGTGCGTGGAGAGTGTCACCAGGACGCAGTGGGTGCCCGCAGCGCCCGTGACGATCTACGGCGGTTTGTACCTCCGTTTGGAGCGCCAAGGCGACCTGGCGGGAACTACGGTCACCTACAGCGACAGCGCTACGGTGCCGCTCACCGGCAACCTGAACAGCACCAAGATTCAAATCAACGGCCTGGTGTACGTCGACATGGAGATTGCCAATGTCAACCTGACCTACCCGGTCACGCTGACCGTAACAGCAGGTAACGCGGCGCTGAACCCACTGCTGGAGATGGCGCTACTCCAGCGCGTGGCACACCATGTGGCAAGCCGCGGCGATGACACCATCGCGCTCGACTCCACCTACTGGGATCGCATTACAGGCATGATGGGCAAGGGAATCGGATAATGGCTGGGCACGTCCCATCCGGAATGCTGAGGCTTTCGATGACGGTACAAAATCCCGTGCGAACCGTCGACAGCGTTGGCCAGGCAGAAGTCTCATGGCTGAGTGTCGCCAACATTGCTTGCCACATTGACTCGGCACGAACGAATGAAGTCATCGGCGATCTTGGCGTTAACGCCCGCTCCGACTGGCGCATCCTGGCCGCTTGGCATCCTGCCGTGACCACGAACAGCCGACTGCTTTACCTGGACAACGGCACAGAGCGCGTGTTCAACATCCGCGTGTGTTTCGACCGTGACCAAAAGCGCCGACGTCTTGAGATCGAAGCGACGGAGGAAGTCGAGTGACGGCTACCAAGATCACAATGAAGACGCAGTTTGTAGACGGCAACGTCCGCAAGGCGCTTGCACGTCTTGGGCCCAAGGTTGCCGAGAACGTCATGAAGCGCTCGATGCGCAAGGCTTTGCAGCCCGTGCGCGTGGCGCTCACTCGGACGTGGTTGTCTGCCAGTTACCGTGGCTATCCATGGACTCGCCAAGACATTGCCAACGCAACCATGGTTGACGTCCGGCGCGCTGGCGGTAAAGCCTCGTCAGGAGTCGCAGGACGTGTGGGCGTCATGTACGGGAAAAAGGCAGGCAACTCCAGTGGACGCCAAAAGATTTGGCACTTGCTCGAAGGTGGTTTCCGGCACTACGCCAAGGGATCCAAGGCATACGCCAACTTCAGTAAGGACGCCAAGGCAGAGCAAGTGAACTACAAGGCGATCATCGCCGCGAAGCGACCAGCGGCACTGGCAGGCCCACGATTAGAGCGCGCCGGCAAACTGCGGGCCGTCTTCGCCGCAGCACGTGATGCAGCGCCTACGTTCGTCGCAGAGCGCTCCGGACGAACTGAACAGCGGAAGACCGCCACAGCGAAGCAGATCCCCGGAGCGTGGCGTTCTCGGGCTGTGGCGTCGCGAATGATTCCACAGGTGACAAAGAACCTACGCGACTACATCCTCCAAGCGGCGAAGGAGGCTTTACGTGGCAACAAGTAGAAGCCTAGAGAACATTACGAAAGCGCTGTACTCGTACTTACTACCAGAGTTGTCGCGAGCGGAACTCTCGCCGCGCTGGCGTCGCCAGGGTGATCCGCTTCCGTATGTTGTTTACGAGTTCACCTCGGCTGCGTGGGTACAGACCACGCACGAAGTCACCAACATGGTGACGCTATCCGTGAACTTCTCTTGCGTAGCTGCAACCGTGGCCGAATGCCTTGAAATAGCGGATGAGATCACCGAAGCATTTCACGAAACGGTGACGGAAGACAGTATCACGTTTCAGATGGTTGATATCAACATGAGAACGCTCGACGCTGTACCGGATGACGGACAAGGCGAAGCCGAACGAATTATCGTAGTTACCACGACATTCCTTACCCACGACGAAAGTTAAACGATGCCAACGACATACACAGCCGGCTACGGCGGGACACTCACGATCAACTCGGTAACCATTCCGGTTCAGAACGTCACCGTCGACCTATCGCGCCAAGAGATCGACATCACCACCACGCTTGACCTCACCACACTGGCAATGGCTGGCCGTGTTACGCGCAAGATCACTTGCACGGCAATGGCTACAACCGTCGCGGAAACGGCGCTCACGCTGCTCATCAATACCGCAACGGACACCAAGACCATTGTCGCCTGGAGCGATGGCAACTCGGGCACGTCCTACAGCATCACTTGTATGTTGAACAGTGCTAGCCGTTCGTACGACGGGCAGGGCGCGGCGACCATCAACTTCAGTTTCTCGGAAGCGAAGCCAGCCTAATGCCAATCGGAACCGAATATCTAGGCGACGGGTGGCGCGATGCCGACATCGAAGGACTGCCACCACTCCAGGTGCGCCGGCCAGTGATGCGCGACATTGCCGGCGGCGGCCAGTACTGGTGGATCGCTTGCGTGCGCTGCGCCGACGGTACGCCGTTGCTTGCTGAAGGCGTAGCCGCTGCCGATCTGCGCGTGGAAGTCGGAAACGCCATCATCGCGGAGGTAATGAAAGAGCGCCCTACTCAAGCGCCGAAAGGCGCATCTGGAGGATGACTCCAGCAGCCCGAATGGATATGCCAGTCGGGCTGATGAGTGAGGCGACGCCGGAGGAACGGATTGAAAGTCTGCTGATCACGATTGCTTGCGCGCTGACAAGCGCACCACCTCACAGGATTGCACCATGGCTAATGACTTAAAGGCATCAGTCAGCATCACAGCGGATACGAGCGGACTGATCTCCGGCGTGAATGGTGCCATGGAGAAGATCAACCGCATCAGCGCTAGCACGACCATGATGGCTGGCATGATGGGAGCGCAAAGGGTGCTGCAACTCGCGCAGCAAATGTACACGGCTATTTCAGATCGCTCCGAGCATCTATCGAAACTTGCTCACACGTTCTCGCCTGAAGCGATGACGAGCGCCGCCAATCTTTCACAGGCTCAACTGCGTTCAGACATGGCCGTCGGGCAAGCCATGGGCCCTGCACAGGCAGGAATTGACCGCGCCAAGCAAGACGCCATCGCGGAAGAGACTGCTAGCACACTGAAGAACGCTCAGCAAATCGGCGAGGGCATGATTGTCCTCAACGCCATTTGGAACCAGACGAAACTCATTGCCACGGAAAGCGCCGACGCCACACTTATGGCGCTCGGTTCATTGAATCAGATGCCAGAGATGGCGGCAGCGGCCGCTGCCAACCCAGTGGAAACTGCAACCGGATCAATACTCGGCGTAAGCGCTGGGCCGCTTCTGCAAGCCATTGGCAGCACACTTGAAGCCATGTTCGCAAAGGTAAAGGGAGACTAATGGGAGCGCTCAAGATCGTTAAACACGCCAGTGGCCCACAGTACAAGGTGCAAAGCCCTGGGCAACCGTTCACCATGACGGAGAACTACGTTGTTTCGTGGGTACCAACGAGCCCGGAAGACGTTCAATCCTGCCCGGAAGATATTGCGATCATCGTCGCCGCGTCAGAGACTGGCGCGGGTGGCTTGAAGATCCCGAAGGTACAGGCGCGGTACGTCGGTTGCGACGCCAACGCATCATTCCTCGTTTGTGAATCGGTTGACTGGCGCTGTATGCCCGGCGCGCTGAAGACTTGGATGGTTACTGCGAACTGGTCAAGCCTGATGGAGTTTGTCTATAACGCCACACTCCCGGAGCCATGGACGCGGGTTACGCGCACTAGTTCGATGCGGCAGATGCCGATATGGCGAGTAGATGCCGAGATCCCAGAGGAGCCGTACACGTTCCCGCCTAGTGGTGCTGGTGGCGACATCGGCGGCACAAAGGTAGACGTACAAGGACAGCCAGCGAACCGGTTCGTACAGCAGATGCAGATCATCTGCGAGTTCCATTACGACCGAACGTTCACCCTTGGGCCCGATGATGAGATCGCAGCCGAGCCGGGCCCGTTCTTTAGCGGCTGGCTCGGGACGCGCAACTCGGAAGAGTTTCTTGGGTACGACGCCGGGCAGATCCTTTGCAACGGGATCAGCATCTCGCCAGTGAACGATCAGATCTACATCATGCAGTTCAAGTTCCTCTTTGACTGGATGTCGTTCTTTGAGCAGCGACCAGCGCCCAACACTGGCGGCGCGTCGTTCCTTGCCGCGGCGGCGTCCACCTTCCTTGGCGTCCCATACAACCAAGCCTCGAAGATCGCCTGGTATCAACCTTACCCGGATCGTGAGGATCTCAAACTCATGTTCCCGTCGGCTGTTTACGACGCGTTCCTCACAGCAGTACCAGCAGTCAACACGTGCGTGACACCAGGGCGCAGCCTCGCCGATCGTCAATTCGATTTCCCTGCTTCATGAGTAACCAGCGTCCAATCTTCAACAGCGGTCTGTACGGGAAAGCCAACCGTACGGTCATGAACGCTTTCATGGATTCAGCGGACGCGCTGGCAGCGAATCAGCCCGCGATCGACTACGCCTACCGTGCATCGATGCCGGAGGCGTTTGCTACGCGTACGTTCCTTGCACGCATCCAAACCGCGACTCTCATTACTGCTGGCAGGTGGTCATACGCCGGGACAGAAGCCGTGTTGCTGTCCGCATCGCCTTGGCATGAGAACGTGACAGGCACTCAATACGACTTTACCGGCGCTCTCAATCTGCGCGAGATATTCAACACCAGCGGCACGGACATCGATGGCATGGATTTCACTACGCCAGCATCGACGGTGGGCCCGGTTGGATCGTCATACGTCAGCGCAGCTTGGGCCACGACAAGCCTTGAAGCGCTGGTGATTATGACCGTGAGTTACACGAAGACGGGCGCAGTCTCTTATTACTTTGACCGACCAAACCCAATGAGGTGCACGTGATGCCAAACCTAGACCTAGCGCTCAATTACCCATCCGTAGTCATCGTCCCTGGTGAAGAGTGGGTGCTTGCCGGCACAGTCCAGGTGGAAGGCACAACCACCGCGCAGAACCTGACCGGCTACACAGTCAAAGGAAACGTGCAGATCGGATCGACAAACACGCTGAACACCGGCACGTACGCCGTAGTGGTTGCCGCGTCGGGCACGTTCACCTGGACGCTGTCAATGGCGCAGACGGCCGCATACGCGTCTAACTCATGGGGCACGATTGTGCTCTACCTCGACCACGCTAGTACCGATTCGCTGCACATTGCAACTATCGGCTTTCGCACTTCAGCGGAGACCATCTGATGTACACCTCAATGATGCGTAAAGCGCTATTCGGAAGCGGCGATACCGCGCTGCTCTCACTGGACTTTACCGCTGGCACTGTGCCGACTGATGTGACGTTCACACGCGCAGACACCACGGCGCGCGCTACCTTCATAGATTCAAGTGGGTACGTCAAGACGGTGGCAAGCGCTGGCGCTGCGCGATTTGATTACGTGGGCGGCGTGGCGAAGGGATTG